CGGATTAACTATATCTCTAGGATCAACAGATACTAGAAGTGTGAAGGCAGGTAGATATGTGTATGATATTTTAGTCGGATCTGGTGCGACAGTGTATCGAATTGTAGACGGAAATATTCAAGTACGCGGTGGTGTATCTTCTGCACCCTAAATATGGATAGAGGTATAGTATAAATGGCTCAACCATCAAGTAGATCAACATTAATAGATTACTGTAAAAGGCAGTTGGGTGCTCCATTGCTTGAAATTAATATTGCCGACGAGCAGACTGAAGATTTATTAGATGATGCAATTCAATATTTTCAGGAAAGACATTTTAACGGTGTCATTCAAACATTTTTAAAGTATAAAGTAAGACAAGTAGATATTGATCGAGCAAGAGGAAGAGGTGGTGATAACGCAGTTGGTATTGTAACCACTACAACGAGTACGACAATTGTCGGTGTATCAACAGAATTTTCATTTGAAGAAGATAGTAATTACCTTGTCATGCCTAATTCAGTAATAGGAGTCAATAAGTTATTTCATTTTGATGGTGCAAATACAGTAACAAATAATATGTTTAGTGTAAAATATCAGTTATTCTTGAATGATATTGCATTTAATCTTGGATATGCTGGTATCTTAAATTATGCGATGACAAAGAGATACTTAGAAGATATCAACTTTGCACTTACGACAGAAAAACAAATAAGATTTAATCAAAGACAAGATCGTCTATACATGGATATGGATTTCTCAGCTATGAGTGTTGATGATTTTCTTGTGATTGATTGTTTTAGAATTATCGATCCAAATGATCATACCGGTGTATACAATGATTACTTTTTAAAAAGATATCTTACCGCATTGATGAAGAGACAATGGGGTCAAAATTTAATCAAGTTTCAAGGTGTCAAATTACCCGGTGGTGTAGAACTAAATGGTAGACAGATATATGAAGATGGTCAAAGAGAGTTAGACGTGATAAGGGAACAGATGTCAAATACTTATGAGTTACCTCCTCTCGATTTTATAGGATAGTGATATGGTTCTCAATCCCTTTTTTCAACAAGGATCAACTAGCGAGCAGAACCTAGTTCAATCTTTAATAAATGAACAACTTCAAATTTATGGAGTGAATGTTCATTACATGCCAAGAAAATACGCTAATAGCAATACAATAATCAAAGAGGTCATCGAATCAAAGTTTGATGATGCGTATCCGATTGAGGCTTACGTTGAGTCTTTTGACGGATATGGAGAGAATCCGACACTTTTATCAAAGTTTGGTATTCAGGCAACAAACGAACTTACGCTAACGATATCAAGAGATAGATTTGAAACTTATATTTCACCTTTGATGAAAAATGAGGAGAATGTGAGGTTATCGACTCGACCAAAAGAGGGTGATTTAATTTACTTTCCATTAGGTGATCGTTTATTTGAAATCAAATATGTTGAACACGAACAACCATTTTATCAACTAAAGAAAAATTACGTATACACTCTTCGCTGTGAACTCTTCCAGTATGAGGATGAAGTCATTGACACAGGTGTTGATGAGATTGATGATACACTTGCAGCAACAGAAGGTGCAGATGGTGAAGATTTCATCATAGGTGGAACACAAGTTCTAACATTAGTTGGAACTGCATCAAGTGCGTCTGCTGTTACAACTGTTGTCAACGGTGGTATTCAATTCTTTGACATAACAAATCGTGGACGAAATTATACATTTGCCCCAAGAGTCGCAATATCATCAGCACCAACAGGTGGTGTTACTGGTATTGCAACTGCGAATCTTCGTGGTGGTATCGTTGTTTGCACAGGTGCTGCTGATCCCGGAAACCAAAAAGCAAGTGTTGTTCAAAGTATTAATTTAATTAATCCCGGATCTGGATATACATCAGGCCCTACTGTACAGATATTTGGTGATGGTGTAGGTGCTGCAGCCACCGCAAACATGGCGAATGGTACAATTGGTATCGTAACAATAACAGGTGGTGGTTCTGGATATACAACCACACCTACCATAACATTTACAGGATTATCAACCGTTTCTGCTGCTGCAACTGCGATCGTTTCTACTGCTGGAACAATTAGTGCGATTCATATCACTAATGCTGGTGCTGGATATACAACACCTCCAACTATCGCGATTGCTCCTCCTGCAGCCAGTGATGCAGTAGGTAACTTCCAATTCAATGAGATAATCACTGGTGGAACAAGTGGTGCGACTGCAAGAGTTAGAGAATGGAACAGTGTTACAAGCGAACTTAAGGTATCAAATGTTGAAGGAGTGTTCCTCAGAAAAGAAACAATCACTGGTGGATCTTCTAATGCAGTCCATACGATAAGACTTATCGATCTTACTAATTTTGATGATGGATTTGGTGATAATGATAATTTTGAAACTGAAGCGGATGCAATATTAGACTTCTCAGAGGGCAATCCCTTTGGACAACCATAAATAACTCGGTATAGGTGCAAAAATGTTTGAGTATTTTTACAACGAAATATTTAGAAAGACAATTATCTCTTTTGGTACGTTGTTTAATGACATCTCAATTAAGCATACTGACTCGGATGGAAATAAATCAGAAAACAAAGTGCCACTTGCGTATGGGCCAATTGGAAAATTTTTAGCAAGATTAGAGCAATCACCAAATCTTAATAAATCAGTTGCAATGACATTACCTAGAATGTCATTTGAGTTTACTGGTTTAACATATGATCCAACAAGAAAGGTAACTACAACCCAACAAATAACTGTTAAAGATCCAGATAATGATACTCAAACAAAAAAAGTATTCATGCCTGTTCCTTACAATATGCAGTTTGAACTCAATATTATGTGCAAGTTAAATGATGATGCCCTACAAATTGTTGAACAAATATTACCATTTTTTCAACCATCATATAATTTAACTGTTAATTTAGTGTCTGAAATAGGAGAAAAGAGAGATATACCAATTGTATTAGAGAATGTTTCTTTTCAAGATGAATATGAGGGAGATTTTACATCTAGAAGAGTTTTATATTATACATTAAGATTTACCGCAAAGACATATCTATTTGGCCCTGTTTCTTCTGCTACTCCAGATATTATCAAAGGTGTATCTGTTCGTTATCTTGCTGGAAGTTCAAAGAGTACAGAAAGGGATGTTACATATTCTATCAAACCAAGAGCGATCAAAGATTATACAGGAGATGTGGTTACTAATTTAGCTGAGGATATTGATGCCACACAGAGAACATTTAAGGTTGACGATACCACCAATGTTAAGGATGAATTCTATATTGTTATAGATAATGAAGAGATGTTAGTAAAATCTATCTCCGCATCTAGCAGTAAAATTACTGTTCAGAGAGGAAAAGATTCTACACTTGCGACATCACACGTCAGAGGAACAGACATTAAAGGCATTGATTACACTGATACTTCAGATGGAGAGGGTGTTGATAGTGCTGTCATTCCAATGGGTGATGACTTTGGATTCAGTGGTACAATTACATGAAAACCTCAAAATTTGATGACCTAAACGACGCTTTTAATGTAGAGACAGATATTGTTCCTGCAGAAACCACGAAAGTTCAAAAAAAGGAAGTCAAATCAAATGGTGATCATATCCAAAAAGATTACGAATATACAAGAGGTAATTTATACAGCATCATAGAAAAAGGTCAGGAGGCAATAAACGGGATATTAGAATTAGCACAAGAAAGTGAAATGCCAAGAGCATATGAAGTTGCAGGACAATTGATAAAGAGTGTTTCGGATGCCACTGATAAATTGATGGATTTACAGAAAAAACTTAAGGATGTTAACAAAGAAGAGGAATCAAAAGGGCCATCAACAGTCAATAATGCATTGTTTGTAGGATCAACATCTGAGTTGTCAAAGATACTTAAGTCTGGACTTAATAAGGAGAATAAATAAATCAGGGAGAGGAATCCCGAAGTAATATTTTACTCATAAAATGTCGGAGAAATTACCGTCTTATGAAGATTTTATTGTAGATCCAAAAAATCTTCCATCAATAGACGACCTTATAATTGAAGAAAAGTTACCTTCAGTGGATGATTTCATCGAACCACCAAGGCCTGAAGAAGAGATAGCAGATTTATATAACGCCGACTCAGCTGACTATGATTTCAGTTCTGTTGGAGCAGGAAATACAGCAGTTGATACAACACCATGCTCAGTTGAAGAAGCACAAGATTTAACAGAGATAATACGTCTGATAAGTGACGTAAG